TCTAAACGACACTGACACCACTTTACCATCAGGAATGGTATTGTTAAGATGATCTAACTCTTCTGTAAGTACACCATCTCCCACCATATGAAATAAGAAGTCTTCTTTACTGCTGTATTCATATGCACAGGCTGTTAGAGTAACATCAAAGTCATCTAAAGGTATAATAATATCATGTTCATAACCTGTAGGTCTTGAGAAACTATCTATATTATCTAAAGTAAATTGAGACCTATCAAACATTCCATTCCGTCTCTTCTTCTATAGCATGATTAACATACTGAAAATAATCTCTGTTCTCATCATCCATATGAGCAAAGTATATGTTAGCTCTTCGTAATAGTTCAAGAAGCTCATCAGAAGGTGGTATATGAGCTCTTGGATCAGATTCCATTATAGCTTGTATCTGATCCATAATACCATTTAACTTCTCTAGTATCTGACTCATTTGTTTAGCATCCTTGTACAAGTTAAAAATGAATTCTCAGCAAGACAATCTTTCCATTGATATGTTCCTATTGCTAGTAAAAGCCCCACAACAATTGCAAGCATTATCTTATTCATGCTCTCCTCCTTCACCTCTCAAAGTGTAGAAGATTTGTGGCTTACGTTTAGCAGCTTCGAATACTGACACCGTTACAAATATACCACACAATAGTAATGCGTGAAACAGAATGTTGATACCCAGATACATCCAGGTACCAGTCATTGCAGTAAAGACAATGCACCACATCCATGCAAGTATCTGCATTACTAGATGTCGTACTCTCAAATCTTTGATGTTAGATAATGGATTCTTTTCATGATCCATAACTAAATTCCACCAATCCATAATAAAACTTGTCATATTAATTTCCTGTTACACTGTTAAAAGATGTTGTTGGAGCTTTTTCTAGCTCTTCAATACGAGCTAAAAGCTCTTCGATCTTATCATTCATACGATCATTCATAATTTTTTGATTAGCATAGAACGCTGAATGAGCAGCTGCTGTTTTGATAGCAACTCCTTCTGTTTGCTGTAGTTCAGTTTCTAGTACAGACACTTCTGTCTCTAGAACTTGACCGTCTGTTCTTACTGTTTGAATTTCGCTGTCTACTGCTAACATCGTCATTAACCATACCGCTATTACTTCTATCATTTTATTCTCCTTATTATTTCGTTTTGGCAAAGGTGCTAAGAATCGAACTCAGACTTACGGATTTGGAATCCGTCGTGATGCCATTTCACTACACCCTTATTTATGGTACTCCCCACAGGACTCGAACCTATAACCTAAGCGTTATGAGCGCTCAGCTCTAACCAATTGAGCTAGAGGAGTGTATTTGGTGATCCCTATAGGATTCGAACCTATGACCTGCTGCTTAGAAGGCAGCTGCTCTATCCAGCTGAGCTAAGGAATCAAATCTTTTGTAGATCTCTTAATCTAGATTTAAGTTCTTTTAGCTTCTTTTCGAGCTCTTTGATCTCTTGTTCGACGTTTTCTATTTCACCACAAACTGACATTATTTATCAAACGATGTTGTATATTTAACACCGTCCTGAGTCCATGTAATGACTGAATAGTCATACACAGTCTTAGTTACTTTTTTGTAATGAGTTACCTCGGTACACTGACGTTCCTGGCGATAACCTGTGACTTGCTGGGAAGTCTTAGGTTTAGCACCTTTATCAGCTCCTACTAACCCACCAAATACCGCACCAGCTGCAGCACCACTATCATCGCCAGTGACGCCTTTACCTAGTAAGCCACCAATAATCATACCCATGAGAGCGCCTCCAGCAGCGTCTCCTTGAGTGGTCACGTTACCATATACAGGAACATTAACCATAACACATTCTTGAGATGTGAAAGGTTCGCTCACAGTTATATTTTTGTAACGGTCCTCAACTTTGGCTTTTACAGTTTCAGCTACAGCGGGTGATGCTACAGCCAGTGCGGTAATCAATAATATACTTTTCATAATCTTTTCCTCTTTTATCATGCACTTATTATAGTCTCTTTTTAGTATAAGTGCAACTGTTTTGTTTACTTTACTGGAACTTTTTTATCTTGTGTTTTGACCCAACCTATCCATTCTACTGGACTATTAGTTACGTCATCGCACGGATCGTCGCTATCTGCCATATCATTTACCTCTTACCGCTAGAAGCGCTCCTCTGATACGTGAAGGGTAAGTTCCTATAAAGGTACCTGCTTCTAACATATCTTCAGTTATAAAAGCTTTATGTATATGTTCTATCTTCTCCCAGTTCTTTAACATTTTCTTACCTAACCTATCAAAGACTCCGTCAGATAGAATAGGGTTATCTTCTTCATAATAAGCATATGATGCTATTAAGTACCAAGGTACTGTTAGGTTAATAGAATCATCAATACAATCTAAACATTGTTTGTCATAATCATTCTGTTTACAGCCGATCATTAAATGCCTCCGCTAATTGTTTCTCCTTAGTGTGAGCCTCGATCTCCCACGGACGATCATTATAGTCCATCTCCCAATCATAGTCAACTCTTTTATATACTGCTTTGCCTGGTTTAGGCTGTTTTAGCTTCCCTGAAAGGAATTGCTGCACATGAACCATCTCATGTAGGATGGTAGATATCATTTCATTTAGGGGTAGTGATACGTCGATGCGAATCGTGAACTCACGATCTTCCTCATCCATACAGTCGCCATTTACTCCTTGTGTTTCTGTCAACTTTGGTATCGGTCTAATATTTATATAAAAAGGCTTTCGAACTCGCGGCATTAGCTGTTTACATGCAAACATAACAGCATCCATGATAGCATCATAGCGTTTCTTAGAACATTTTCTTGTGAATTCTACTACTACCATTTTAGAATCTATCCTTATCTAATTTAAATCCTGCAAATTCCATAACTAATTTTTTAGTTAAAGGAGCTAAATTATGATAAGGAGAATCTTCTAAAATTTCTACCTCAAATAATTGTTGAGCCCAAAATTGAATAGTATTGTAGTTTTTGTGAAAGTATTTATTAGTAAATTCATTAGTAGTTTGCATGTTTATCTCCTTAAGTTACCTTATTATAGGAACTTTTTGGACTAAGTGCAACTGTTATTTTGTGTTTACTGTAACATTTTTTGGTAGTTTTATCTTAATATCACTGTGTTCATGGTGTATAATGAACTCGGTATTAGGAAATTCGTTGAATAGATTGCCCCAAACAGGTCGCCAATTGTTGGCTAATCTATTGTTATTAGATAGACTTCTATCAGCGTTTAGGTACATATCAGTACAGCTTCTTAGATTGAAGTCAAAGATAGAATCAAATCCATACATATGAATCTCTTCACATTGTAGATGATTAGCTGTATAGTGAGTAGCCATATGACCACAATTGAAGTCTGTATAGTTAGAAACATACTTAGGTAATTCGAGATAGAAGCCTTTGATCTGCTGAGCTACTTTCATATGAAATGCTGGATTATTTTGCATCCACACTTTAGGTCTATATCCAAGAGTCCATTCTCCAGGAATATAAACTGAGCCTTCTGTCATAGCTTTCATCATCTTGAAGTCAACTAGACATGTTGTGTATACATTTGCTACTTCAAAAGGAGGTATATTACATGTAACTTTAAACCCTTTAGAAGGCTTATACATTACAGCGTTATCACCGTTACCTATTACATGACCAACTCTACTCATTTATTTGCTTTCTTATCTCGTCTTTGCCTTTACCACCAGTCCAATGCATTATCTTTATATCTTTTGGTGCGGTATTATCTAATAGATCTAATCTAAGAGTGTTCCAGGTCTTTGGTAATGTGCGTATATGTATCTCTCTATTAAGACCTTCTCTCACAAGCTCATGAAGAATATCTTGATCACCATACATAGGACCTCTATCCTCTGTAAGCACATTAGCTTCTCTTGCCCAATAAGATAATATAGCAGGAGAGCCTTCGAAAGCTACTACTCCACTGTTATGCCATCTCTCATGCTTACGGACGCTCCACGGCTCATCTTCTACCATAGACAGTTTATTTGTATCAAGTTGCTTAAATATACCAGATAGATCTGCTCTCACTTCACAATCAGTATCAAGCCAACATACTTTATAAGCCATCTTAACTGCATCTGACATTGCTTGAGGCTTCTGGAACCATCCGTTACCTTTATCAAAGTCAAAGACATGTAAGTTAGCTGTTGGATTATGAGTCTGAAAGTTCTTGTAAAACCAAGGCAGCATCCAGCGAGTGTTCTTATCACACCCTGTTATGAATAGCTCAGATAATTTTGTAGTCATTATTATAGTTATGCTTTGCTAAGCATCCTTCTGTTTTCTGTATAGTAGTAAATGAATCACGACACTCAACAGGCCATGGATAGTACTCTTGTAACCATGGCATAACATCTCGATTTAAGAAAACGTCTGTAGGACGTGCGTATATTCGAGCTTGAGACATAAGTAACTCAGCTCCTCTTGGTGCTACTCTATATGCATGTGCACCTGGAAAATAAGCTTTAGATGTAAGAGGATTAACTCCTAAAGAGGTTGGTGTAATAAACTTACCGTAGGATGGTTTACCTAAGGAGATACAACCGTTATGAAGCATCTCTGGTATGTTATCTACTACAACTGCATCATGCTCAAAGATAGTAACCTCTTGATTTATCTCAGTACAATGTTTCCANAAAGACCAATGAGAGTGAAATGCNGCAANACAACTATCTAATCTAGAATACTTCTCTACAAATCCCATTGCATTGAATCCAGCATCTGATATTAAAGCAGGTAGTATCTCATTAGGAGTTGTTGCTTCCCATTTCTGGATCTCTAATCCATATTTCTTACCTGACTCAATNCACCGTTCAGCTGATTTAACTGACTCTGGTATCTGAGATATTGTTATAACATAATGCATCATAATGAAGTGGTACTCCTCAACCCTTGTACTTTAGTATAAAATTTCTTCGTTACTCCTAAACGTGGTACTAGCTGTCTACACATAAGAGCATCATTTGGCCATAGTCCGTGTTGCTTAACAAGTTCTAGCATCTTACTAGCACCTGCAGGTTTAATTATATAAGCGCTATTACCTGCTAATCCCTGAGGTATGTCATAATGATCTATCTTAGGTACAAGTTGCACCCATTGCTTAGTATTCATAATAGTAGAATAGTAATCTCTTGCAAGTCTTGTGGCTCCTAACGGGTTATTAATACCTACAATAAACATATTACAATCATTTACATCAAAGTCTATCTTCTGAATAAACATAGCATCATGTTCTAGAATCATAATAGGTTCATTAAGCTTAACACACTTCTCCCATAGAAGATAGTGACTAAGAGCACAACCTACCCTTGCCTTAGGATTATCTGTTCTGTATGCATTCTTTCGTAGACCAGTTTCTAAACACTGTTCTTTACCTACCCATGGATAGTTCCAACGTATAGAATGCTCTTTCATAGTATCATCTACATAGTCAGGTGTCACAGCTTCAAACTTATTGATATGAAACTCATTACCAACGTTCTTAGAGGAATTAGATAACGTCTCAAAAGCTGCTTCTGAAAGCTTATTGCCGTGTATTACTATTGCGTATGATTTCATTTTACTCTAATAATGTAACTGTCTGGTTGACCTGATCGAGCACGAAGATCAAAACGTTTTACATCTTTACCTTCTATCTCTTTTGTGAACTTATTCATTTCAAGAATGTTATATCTCTCTGGATGCTTCTGCACCCACCAGTGTTGCATTTCCTTTGTTGTCATTATATCTAAAGGCCACACATCTTCTACATAGAAGCTTCCGTTCTTCTTTAGTAGAGGAAATAGATTATGTAATGTTTTAGCATTAGCATCTGGAGTATGTAGTCCGTCATCTATTATAATATCAAAACGAATTCTAGGCCACTCCTTTTTTATCTGATCTCGTACAGCAATATTAGTACTATCACATTTAAGATACTTTACTCTATCATCATTTAACACTTCAATATCTTGTGGCTTTACTCTTTTAAAGATATCAATACCATAGATATTTGCATTAGGGAAGAACTCAAGCCAAGCTTTGATAGAGTCTCCTTTNAANACTCCNACCTCTAAAATATTGATAGGTTCGTTTCTTAGAGTATCAAACTCTGGTCCGTAGACTGTATGGTAGTGATGCTTCTCTGCTTTATCACATCCAGCTTTATTAAATAGTATATCAAGCATATAATGTATTCCTTGTTGGTCCTGTGTCTAAATCATAACCCCAATGGTCAATATCCTTTTTATACCAATCAGCGATTATCTGAATAGTATTAGGATATTTCTTATAGACATCATGGTATGTACCTTTGTTAACAGCTGTAATGTTACGAGCTTCAGTCATCTTTTCTAATTTAAAATATTTGCAGAGGTCGTCATTAAGATTTTCGAATCTAATAATATCGCAACGAACACGACCAGTGTCATCACTAACGTGATCATGAGCATTGTACCAACCTCTGACTGCCCGATGCCACATATATTTTTCACTTCCCCACTTATGACGCTCTTCAAGAAACGCTTCAAACGTACTAGTATCTGCATAGCTTGGATCTACTTTCTTTTCTACTTCAATTACCTTTTTGGCAAAGTAGTAGCGACTGACCACCCTATCCCAAGGATTGCGAATAACAGCAAAGGCGTTGTGTCTATCACGTATTGTGGGATGAACGTCTCTCCATCTTGCATGTTCAAAACCATGATGATCTCCTAGTTTGTTCATTTTATCTAATACAGCTTGAGTATATTCTCTTGACTTATGAGCAGCTGGTCCTGCTAGTATAATTCTATTTTGAAGTAAAGGACTTCTACGAATAGTTAACCCTGCATTCTTTGGTATATGAATAAACAGACTATACATATTTCATAAGCTCTTCTACATTCTCTCCAGCGTTAGGTAGTTTATCTTTTAAGAAGAAGTGAATGAAGTTACACTCTTTTACTTTATTCATTTCAATACCAGTAAATAAACCATTCCATTTGAAAGATAGATTCTTTACTTTCATCTTCTCTTCTTTGACCCATACATTTAGTAGTGTCTGATCTGTAGACCATTTCCATGCTCCCATACCATCAATGAATGCTTTGAACCTAGGACGTCTTAAAAACTGATTAGGTGTCTCTCCATTGAGATACTTTGCAATAGATTTATTAAGAACCATAATACCCATATTATAGAAGTCAGCACCTCCAGGATGCTTCCAATCAAACAAAGGATTAATATTTGGCATACTGTATTGCATACGAGAGTAGTTAGCTATCTTAGCCACATACTGAGGTGTACAAGGCATATCTCTTTCTAGTACACCAGCAAAGTCAACATCAGTACCAGCAGCATCAAAAATTGACTCGGTACACTCAGGGCGTACATAAACATCAGCATCAATAATAGCAATTTGATCGTATGACTTGAGGTATGCGAAAGCATTTTCTTTCTCATAGATCGGAAGGAAGCCACCATATTTTTCATAAGATTCTTTACTCCTGTTAGTAACAAAAGGATCAGGCTTAATCATTAAGATAGGTGTCTTTTGTACTATGTATTCTGCGTCTATTCTCTTAGCATATTCTGCTACAGACTTTGTACAATGATCGTAGAGCTTACTCTTCTTACCTGTGTACACCTGATATATTAGTCTTTTCATTTTCATAACTCTTTATAATATTCTTAGCGATGCTCAATGCATCTTCAAAGCTTTTACGGAAGCGATTATTCTTAGCACCATTCTTTACGAAGTAGTTAAGACTATCTATATCGCTATTATAGTTGGGTAAATCATATGTTTTACGGAACGATACTATCTGTTCATATTGGGTTCTTAGATTAAGAATATAAAACAGATTATCCGTTAAGTTGGGTTGGCTCATCAGTTAAAGGTCCTTCGTATTCGTCATGCATTACTTCATTAAGTTTATAACCAGAAAGCTTTGTTTCATTATTAAGAGATTTAATCTTAGACTCTTTATCTAATGAAAGATTCTTATTGCGATCTTGTTTCTTATTGCTCGGGTTATGTCGTTCGAATTTAGCCATAGCGTCCTGTGCTTTCGATGTAGTCCATTAGTTCATTATAGCCACCAATGAAACGTTTTCTATCCCATATAACTGGAACTGTGTTAACTGTACGATTTTCTTTAATCAATTGTTCTTTTAGATCTGCTAGATTAGCTTCACCAACAAACCTATCATCTACTGGAAAGTATTGAAACTCAATACCATACTGATGACAAACTTCTTTAGCCTTGTCACAATACTCACACATCTCTTTACCATAAATTATCATCATTATTCTATTCCTAACATTTCCTTTGTCATTATATAGTCTCTCACGAAGTCTGATCTTACGATATCTTCCCAACCGAAGTTAACGATCTCAAACTTCTTAAGTTGTTCCACAATTGTGAGGAACTTCATAATACCATTTCTATCATCTGACCTTGTAAAGTCTGACTGTAAATAATCACCCGCGAATATAATTCTTGAGCCTTTACCTACTCTTGTTATAACAGAATCTAACTCATGGAAAGAAAGGTTCTGCATTTCATCTACTAATATTACGCTATAATCTAAAGTAAGTCCACGTATAAATGATGTAGACTCAAACTGAATCTTCTTTGTTGATAGAGCTCTATTCCAACTATTATTATCTCCAAACAATTCAGCAGCAATATTCTTATATGGAGAAGTAAAAGCGTCTTCTTTTTCTTCTTTAGTACCTGGAAGGAATCCCATGTCTCTTGTAGGTACCATTGATCTAATAATAACTAATCTATCTTGAGCTGAGTCAGGATCTAATACTTGCTCTAACCCTAAGTACATACCCATAAAGGTTTTACCTGTACCTGCTGAGCCTGTCAGTACTAAATTATAATCTTCTTCCCATGCATCATATGTTACTTCTTGATTTTTAGTTATCGGCTCGTACTCTAAGAGGTCGTCTAATCTAACCTGCAAAGAGTTATGTGGTTTTTTAACTCTTGTTGATGTCATTATATATTAATTGTGTTATCCCTGCCAGAAGTTTTCTTAATTTGTTTTAGATGATCTTTCCATCCATCAGATGTCATACTCAGAGTACCTTTAACTGAAGTAACTAGTTTTCCTGTAGATAGTTTCTGAGTGTATTCACCAGCTTCGAGTAGCACTTCTCTCTCTGCAAAAGATAAGATCATGTCCGTCTCTTCACCGGTTTCTTTATTAATCATTGTATATGTTGGCATTTGTGTTTCCTAATTAATGATGGTCAGCCGGTTAAAGCTGACCATCGCTACCTCCGTATGTTAGATGTGAACAGCGATTCGTGATTCTAGAAACTCTAACTTCTTAGATAACTTTGTAACGAGGGTTGATTTACCCTTCTCTGTTAACTCTGTTATATAATTTCGAAGTTCTTCTGAGTCCTGTTGAAGTACAGAAAGCTGAAAATCAGTCATACATATCTCCTGTGTATATATTTTAGTTTGAAGGTTAAGTTATAAGTCCTGGAAAGGCCTCCTGTGCTAATTTCTTAGTCAAGCCTTTTGCCAGCTGCTTTTTTGCCACCATCGCTAGGATAAGTTCGGCATCTTTAGGGTGTATCATTTCTATCAAACGAATGAATATTTGTTCACGTTTGAAAGCGGGAAGTGTGTCGCCTGGACCACCCTTAATTAAATCATTAAATTTACGAGTTTGTTTTAGCAAGTTAGTAGGAACACTACGCTCTTCTGAAGCCTCAAAAGGAGGTCTACCAGGTGGGAGGTTCCACTGTACATTGCTATGATATGCTCCAACAAGCACATCTTTTAAAGCTTGAGATTCATTCTGCTTTAGGATGTTAATCTTCTCATCTTTAGTTTTAGCTTTAGACACTAATTCAACTATTTCATGGATTCGCTTGGTCACTGCATGGGCCATTATATAAAGTCCTTTACATCTTCTAATAATCTACGACAACGTTTCTCAACTAAGTATGGAAACACTTTAGTCTTGTTACCTGTCTTGTCTTGCTGTTCATAGTTATATATAATTTTCTCTTTTAGAGGTTCTGGGGTTTCTGTTAAATCTATTAACT